ATATAAATATTGGGACGGTCAACAAATAAGATTTTGGCGTGATGAAGCTGTTTCTTTTAACTCGGCATTGTTAAGCCGTTCAGATTTGGCTGCCGAATCAGATAGAAGTTATTCTATATCTCGGTCAAGCTTTGTAAGCGGTGAATATGACAGCGTGCAAATTGAGTATGTAGATAGAGGGATAAATAAGAAAGCTTATATTTATCGTTCAATTGATAGTCTTGGCGTTATACAAAATACAGCAGGAAAAAACCCAAAAGAGATAAAGCTTGCAGGTTGCCAAAATTTAGTTAACGCAACTAACAGGGCTGAGCTTGAAATAAGAAAGATGCTATATCAACGCTGGACTTTATCTGACACTTTCATCGATGCTCATAGATTTTTAGAGCGCGGTGCAGTGGTAATGTACAACGAAATATACGAGGGTGGTGACGCTTTTGGTGGTGAGATTTTATCGATAAACGGAAGCACTGCCACGGTTGGTGAAGAGCTTAACTTGCAATCAGGTGTAACGTATCAAGTTTATTATACAAATGCGCTAGGTGAAGCTATAGGACCTCAAACAGTAACATCATCAACAGCAAATAGCTTTACTTGTGCTGACTTATCTCAAGCTTATACCGAGGGGTTTGAAGGTGGTCAAGTTGGCAGCAGATATTACATCACACAGGTTAACGATACTATAAATAGGCGCTGGCGTGTAATGGAGCGTGAAACAGCCGGTTATGATGTTCAAATTAGCATGATTGGTTATGACGAGAGAATTTATGAAGCTGATTAATTTTACGCTATAATGTAAAAACTTATAAATAAGAGAGCAACAAAATGTCAAAAATAGCAGATGTAGAAGCTAATGCAACGTCACTAGATGGATTGGTTAATGATAATGCATTAATACCAACATTGCGCAACGGACCAAAACCAAGTTATCAATATTTAGTTGATGGATGGAATGCAGAAATTGATGCGGCAATTATTGAAATGAACCAATCACGCGGTTTCCGAGTTGTTGGAACATTTGCAGATGGATTTACATATAAATTATTTAATGATGTTGGCATAGATGCAAACGGTGACAGCTGGATTTATGTAGGTGCAGGCGCTCCTGATAAAGTTGTTAGCGCTGGCACTGTGCCAAGTTCGCCAGACTACCAACAAGTTACATACAATGACCATAATGAAACAATAAACAGAGACCAGATTAACTCTCACCCTGCAAGCGCAATATCACTTGCAGTTAAAAATGTTCTTCTTTCTAGCGGTAATCCAGTAACTGTACAAGATGCAGTAGATTGGTTCGGAGTTAATGTTGAAGAGTTTAGGAAAGATATTGATTTATATGATTCAGACGTTATCAATAGAGCATTTGAATATGTAAGGTTATTGCCATACAAAGGCGTTAGATTAGTATTTCAAACTGGTCGCGTATATGAGATATTTCACGAGACTATAATAAAAGCTGATAACGTACATATAGATTTAAATGGTGCAACAATTAAGCGCGCTGACGGCTCAGCCACAGCAACAGCACTATCTTCTGCTTTAACCGTTTCTGGTGGCACTGTGTTAAATGTTTCTTCCGTCCCTGCAAACTGGCGCGTTGGTGATAGAGTTTCAGCATTTACATCTGCTAACTATGTTGACACATCCCAAGATGGTAAAATTATTACTGAAATATCTGGTAATCAAGTTACAATATCATCAGAGTTTTCATTTCCTGTTGCCAAGTCTACACTTCCAATCGGCACCACTATTGCCAAATCTTTTACTACAATGAGTGGTAAGAATGAGTTGGTAAGCGATGTTAACAGGAAGGTATTAATTAGCAATGGCACATTTGACGGTAACGCATCAACTCAGCTAAATAAGTCATGGAGGTTTGGTAATGAGATTTATCTTCTAGGTCTTGGTTGCACTATAACAAAATGCTTGTTTAAGAATATAGAAATGGATTGCATTGTTTGTCATGGTGTTACTTGTGATGATAATACTTTTGAAGATCTAGGCGGATCATGTTTTCACTTATCAAGAAACGATGCGGCACTAGCTGACGCTGGTTTCAGTAGATTTATTAACAACACTATTAAGAGAGTAAACACCAACGGGCAGGCAGCTAATGGTCATGCAGAAGGTATGGTTACGTTTAGTTGGGGCGCTGGTGATTTGATTGTAAATAACAATATTGCAGAGGACGGTGGAACTGGTGTAATTGGTGCGTTTGGTCCAACTACTGGTATAAACGTCGACAAGTGGTTAATTGTCACAAACAACATCTGTAAAAACTTCCCATACATTTCTGACAACGTTCAGACTGACGTTTTTGGTGTAATGATCAAAGATAACATATTTCATGACTGCGGAGATAACACCACTAACAATGCTAACATTAACTATAATCGCTCTGATGTTTGCGATTTTAGCGGCAATATTCTAACGGGTAATACTATTGCTCCGCAGTGGGTAAAAACCAATAAAGCATTTATTGGTAACTCGTACGCAACTGGGACAAAGTGGCTATATGATAATACTGTTCAACATCTAAAGCGCTCTGATAGTGGATATAATGTAGCTGTAAGCCTTGATGTAATGGATGTTAAGGAGTCAGATGGGGCAGCGTTAAGTGCTTTTATGAGTACCGGTGCGTCAGGTCACGTTCATTTTATTGATGGAGGCAATGCAGCAGGGAGTGCTTTTAGTTTATACGACCCGCTAATATCAACATACCAAATAGGATCGAACACTTCAGGAGGGAAAACATCGTTACATGCTGGTTCTTTTTCTAAGAAACTAACAGCTCAAAGTGATGGCGTTCAAATTGAGATGACAGATGATGGATCAAACTATACTTATTATGGTGATTCTCAGACAGATGGAAGCTGGCGTGTTGCTCTTATTGGTGGTGACTTAATACATCAAAAAAGAGTTGGAGGCTCTTGGGTTACTAAGCAAACAGTAAGCGGAGCATAAAAAACAAAAGCCCCTTAATTGGGGCTAAGGAGCATACATGAAAAGACCGTTATGCATTTGTGGAAACATGTGCAAGAAAAATGGAATTAGTAAAGTTAATGGTAGGCAACTATACAACAGTTATTGCCGCTCATGCGCTAAGACAAAACATGGTAAAAAAGAAAGAATCAACAAGACTCTTAAAAATAGTTTATGTGTAAGATGTGGTTTTAAACCTGAGCATCCTTGTCAGTTAGATTTAGACCACATTGACGGTAATTCAAATAACAATCATCCTGATAATCACCAAACTTTATGCGCTAATTGTCACAGACTAAAAACGCTTAAAGAGAAGAATTGGTTAGCCCCTTAATTGGGGCTTATTTCTTCATAGCTTAGTGGAATTTCACCATTGCATTCACACTCGAAACAGTATTCGTAACATTCTTGCTTAGTCATTTTATCATCAACCTTGTTTTATCAGCGCCACTCTCTAGTGTCAACGCCAACTTTATTTTAATAAGAGCGCATGACTGCAACATCTAATAGCGAGCCAAGAAAGCCGATAATATCCGAAGCGCCTAAGTTCGGAAAGTTAGGTAAAACTAAATTACCCGCACTACCTGTTTTTAATCTTCTTGCAAACAGTATCAATGCGAATAAATTTAAAGCATCATGATTCGCAGACTTCAATATGTTAATTTAATCATACTGCTATTACTTATTTATTAAAAGCACGTATTAAGCGCCTAATTATATTTAACGGGCTAGATTTTTGTTTCATCACTACGGTCTTAAATATAACCTGACAATTAACACCATCAGAAATTTTCATTACACTCTCACCAAATATTGGCTTTAAAATCAAATTTCCTTTGAATTTATATATTATCCCAAATCCGTTGAACTTAACGCAAGGTGTTAGCGAGCCTTTTACCTCTGCAATGTATTCTGGGACATCATCGCCTTTCATGTATACTCTTATCATGCTGCTATTCCTTATTTATTAAACACTGCAAATCATTTAATTCTGGCATTTTTAACACCCCTATTTAATCATTAATCTAGTCTTATCTGCACTGCTGCGAGTTGTGCCGAACCAAAATTGCATAGCACTACCCCACTCCTTAACCACTACGCCTAACAGCATGAATAAAACTTCACGGCTGCCAGTCGGAACATCAACGTAAAACAACAGAAACACAAGCAGCGCTATCAAAACAGTTAAACCTATGCTTAGGTATGCTGGCATTTTACTTTGCCCGTGAGCTTGCCTAGCGTTTGCTTTATCGCCTAACTCAGCTTTCAGCATCTCAAGCCTTATCTGCTGTAACTTTGTTTTATGTGTTAACTCAATTTCTTTTAGCTTTACCTGTGCATCTGGATTGCTAACCAAAAAACTGTTAATTGCGTCAGGTGTGTTTTCAGTACCAAACTCTGAC